TGGACGAAAGAAATAACTAAATATGCTACAAATTATAATTATTTAGATGTGTCATTAGCCCCGCTTGTTTTGTGTGATTTTAATGAACATAAATCACAACTAAAAGCAATTGAAGCCGGATTTTTTAAAAAAGCACTTATTGCTAGTGCAATACATCCATATACAATTGATCTTGTTTCAGCAATTGATTTTGGTGGAAAATATAATCCGAAGGGAAATGCTTTATTAGTCGATCCAAATAAAAATCACAAACAATGGTTTCAACACATGAAAAGATTAGCAGAAAATCCTAATATGATTGAAGATCTGGGAAATAAATTATTTGAAACAGTTAAAGACAAATATTCGTTAAAACAAGTATGTAAGGAAAGAGTTGATTTTTTAAAAAAAATAAGTAACAAATAAAAAAAAATAAATTATGTATTATCTAGTAACAGTAGGTTATGAAACAGAACAACTAGACAGGAATGGCGATCCTCGTCTTCAAAAAGTTAAATATATTGTTGAAGCTGAAAGCGTTGAAGAAACAACAATTATAATGGGGCAATATCGAGATGGTGATGCAAGAGGTAGTGATGTACTTTCAATAACTCAAATGCCTATAGAGTGTATTATAGATCCAAAAAATCGGCCAGAATTTTACAAGAAAAAGTAATAATAAAACTATGTTAACAACAAAAAAAATAGAACAAAATAAAACCACATTCATTGAAACCAATGAAAAGTACGGCATTATGACTAAAGAACTATTAGATTTTTTGGGTGAAGATCTATTCATAGCACCGTCTACTAGTAGTTTGAATATGACCGGGAGTTATCCTGGTGGTCTTTTACAAATTACAATAAGAGCGTGTAAATATGCTATTATGACAAATGAGATTCTTCCTACTAATTTAAAACATCCGATTGAATCAATAGTCAAAACAGTATTTTTAAGTCAAATAGGAAAGGTTTTTATGTTTCGTTTAACTGAAAATGAATCATTAAAGAAAAAAGGTCAATTGTATGAATTTAGCGATGATCTTATAAGACTTCGTGTAGGTGAAAGATCGGTATATTATGCATTACAACATGGAGTTACATTAACAGAAGAAGAATTTCAAGCTATTATAAATTATGATAAAGACGATGATGATAAGATGGCTAAATATTATTCATCATCTTTATCATCAATAATAAGGTGGGGTTTTGAAATTGCTGTAATGGAAGAAAAGAATGAAAAAAAGTGAAATTGAAAGTTATTTAAGAGAATTAGAAAAAATTGATAAACAGCTAGATGGGTGTGATAATGGTGATAATGAAGATTTATTAAAAGAATTAAATCATATTCTTGCTGATCTTTCAAAAGATATAGAATTAGAATTATCAAAACCCACATTAAAATTTGTAAATAGATCAGATAATCCAGATCCGGTATTTGCACATGAAGGTGATAGCGGTTTTGATTTACGTGCCAATATACAAAATAATGTTGTTATAAATTCCGGACAAACTAAATTAATACCAACGGGACTTTATTTTGAGGTAGGTAAAGGACTAGAAGTTCAAATTAGATCTAGAAGTGGTTTGGCAATGCATTATAATGTATTGGTGTTAAATTCACCAGGAACAATAGATTCACAATATCGTGGTGAAATACAAATTATTCTTACAAATTTAGGTGATACACCATTTGTTATTCAACATGGCGACAGAATTGCACAGGCGGTTGTTTGTCCAGTATATGGTGAAGGGTTACTTAATTTAGAGAAAGTAGATGATTTAACTGAAACCAAAAGAAATAGTGATGGTTTTGGTTCTACCGGAAAATCATAAAAACCTAATTTAAAATCATACAATTTTTTAATTTTTACGAGAGTTTATAATGTAATGTTAAAGAAAATTATTTAGTATTTTCTTTACTTATAATAAAAAAACTATTATATTTCTCGTAATTATGGTTGTATATATAAGTATTAATGGGGTACTGCGTAATATTATACAAAAATTCGAGTATCACTATAAAGATTATTTTTTAGAAACTGAAACAACAGAAGACGACTATTTTGAATATGATATAAAATATCCAATATTAAACGACGATCTTCATAATAGTTTTAATTTTCAGTCAGAAGAGGAATTTAATAATTTTTGTTATATTGAATTTCCTTTAGAATTATTTGGTCATGCCGGATTAAGTTATCAAACTGCGGTAAGTGATCTAAATAAGGTTATATATGAAAATAAAAATGTGAGTTTCACATTAATCGGTGTTGATGAATTTGGTAAAGCAAAACCATCAACTTTTTTCTTTTTATCAAAAAATGGTTTTTTAGGAAATAATGTAAAATTTATAACTTTTGATAACATTGAAAAGGAATGGGAACAATGTGATATGTGGATAACAGATAACAAATTTATTCTAGATAAATGTCCGGAAAATAAGATACCAGTAAAATTTAATACTAAATATAATGAACATTTTACGATTGAAAATGAAATAAATGATCTAAAAAAAATAAATGAATTATGCTTGAAATTTTCGGAAAAGAATACTACATCGATGTAGATGCAATAATTAATGTTTGTCTTCTGGAAAATAAAAAAAATAACATTTTTTCTGATAAAAATGAACAAATGTTATTGAATGAAGATGAAAATGACGTTCTATCTTTAAATACAGAAAATATATTAGAATTAAATGTATTTAAATATGAAATATTTAAAGGTTGTGTTGAAAGACTTTTAAATGAACTATCTGAACCAGATCCTGAATTAGAAATATTTGGTGGGCAAAAATTTGGTATTTCATTTAAAATAGCATATAACACATTATTAAAGTATAATATATTAGTTGAAAACAATCATGATGAATAAACAAACAAATATTGAAATTTTTCAAGAAGCGTTAAATAGAATAGAAAAAAATGAAAATTCTATCTATTTTCTAACATATGACACTAAAAATAATGCACGAGCAGCCATTAAACATATCTATGACATGGCACTGGCATTGAAAGAATTTGGATATAATGCTAAAATTCTTGTTGAAGAAAAAACATATGGTGGTGTGAATGGTTGGTTGGGTGATGAATACGACATATTGCCAATAGCAGCAATAAAAGAAGATAACGTTCAAATTAGCGTTGATGATATCATTGTTGTTCCTGAAGTTTATTCTAATATTTTACAACAATTATCAAATATTAGGTGTGTTAAAATCATGTTATTACAACAAAAAGAATACATGTTTGAAGCATTGCCTATTGGTAGTAGATGGAGTAGTTTTGGGTTTGATAAGTGTATAACCACCACTAAAGCGGCTAAAAAATATATTTTAGAATATTTTCCAGAAGCTTTAGTTTATTTAATACCACCATATATTGGAGATAATTTTAAGCCCACAGAAAAACCAACAAAACCATATATCGCAATTAGTTGTAGAGATCGGGTACAGCATAGAAAAATTATTTCCGAATTTTATTTAAAATTCCCACAACTTCGATGGATTACTTTTAGAGATATGGTACAAATGTCATATAATGAGTTTAGTGATGCATTATGTGAGTGTATGGTGTCGGTGTGGATTGATGATGAATCAACATTTGGGACCTTTCCTTTGGAATCAATGAAATGTGGGGTTCCTGTTGTTGGTAAAATACCATTTACTGAGCCAGATTGGTTATCTGAAAACGGATTTTGGACGTATGATGGTAATAAAATTTCAGAACTTCTAGGAACATATGTATTAGCTTGGCTTGATGGTGTTGAATTAACAGAAGATGTTAAAGAAAAAATGAACATGTCACATTTACCATATACAAAGAAAATACATAATGAGTCAACACTATCTATTTTTACAACAATTATAACACAAAGAAGTGAATTAATAAAAAATACGATAGAAAAAAATAAAACAGAAATAACAGAATGAAAAATATAACAATAATATTACCAGTATATAAATTAGATAGTGATGACATTGAAATGTTACACAAAGCATTACTATCAGTTGAAGATTTTCACAACGATGTGAAAATCATAGTAGTTTGTCCTAGTTATTTAAAGTCAATAATTAGCGGTATTGATTTTGGTCAAAAATTAGAAGTAAAAATCATCTATAATTCAACATCAAAAACAGATTTTTGTACTCAAATAAACATAGGTATCGATGAGTGTAACACAGAATGGTTTTCGATTCTTGAAATTGATGACGAATATAATAAAATATGGTTGTCCTCGATGAATGAATATATAAAATCATTTAATGATGTTGATGTTTTTCTTCCAGTAGTTAAAGACGTAAATGTTGAAGGAAAATTTTTAGGTTTTTCAAATGAATCTGTCTGGGCTTATGGTTTTTCTGATCGACAAGGTTATTTAGATAATTCATTACTGTTAGAATACCAAAATTTTCAAACAAGTGGTGGATTATATCGAACTAAAGTAATTATAGACAATGGAAAATTCAAAGACAATATTAAATTAACATTTTCATATGAATTTTTGTTAAGATTAACATATAATGGTGTAAATATTATGTCGGTACCAAGAATTGGTTACTTACACGTTAATCTACGTGAAAATTCGTTATTTTGGAAGTATAAATATGATGAAAACGAGTCGTTATCTGAAAATGAGGCCGAATTTTGGTTAGAAACCGCAAAAAAAGAATATTTTTTTAAAAATAAAAGAGATATTGTGTTTAAAAAACCTTAAATGCCACGCAAGAGAACCCAAAAATTTTATTTTGGGGAGGAACAAGAACAAGCAGTAATAAGATTTATCAAAGCTGAAACCGAAGAAGAAAAGAACAAGATATTCAATGAATATTTAGAAGAACCTCTCACAATTATGATTGAAAGTATTATCCGGCGATATAAATTATATCGTAGAGGATTTACTTTTCGTGATCAACACGCGGATACTATGTCTTTTTTGATGACAAAAGCGCCTAAATTTGATCCTACTGCAAATAAGAAGGCATATTCATATTTTGGTACTATTTGTAAGAATTATTTAATGGGTTCCATACAAAAAGATGTAAAAGATTTCAATAGAACTGTTTCTTATGAAGATATTTCAACATCAATTAATGAAAATCCGGACTTTTCTTACGTTATTGACACATCACCAATTGATTATAAAGAAATTATCACAAAATTATCAATAAAACTTGAAGAATTTGTTGAAAATGAAAAATTAAATGAAAACGAAATAAAATTAGGGTATGCATTAATCCAAATTTTCAATGATTTTGATAAAATATTTCAAATTGGTGAGGGTAATAAGTTCAATAAAAACTTAATTTTACTCGCAATACGTGAAATGACCTCATTATCAACTAAAGAGATACGAGTATCACTCAAAAAATATAGAAAACTGTACGACGGGATTATTTCTGACTTTTTAAATTATTAAAAACAACACTATTTATTGCATATATTATTTAAAATGAGAAAAAAAAGAAAAATAATTGAACTGAGTGTCGATTCTGCATTAGCTTTAATGCAAGAAATTTACAACGACATTGTTGAGCAGAAAAATAATGCCTCAATAATCATGAAAAAGATGTTGGCCTTTATGAAAGAAGCTGATGATATGAGTATGATTGGACCTGTTATTAAAGAACAACAAAAAATTCTTAATGATTGTACTGAAAAGAAAATTTCATTAGTGAAATTACAAAATGCAATGCTAAAACAAAACGGACCAAATGATAAAAATAGAGGATTTAGTGAAACACCATTAACTGATGAAGAACGAAAAATTCTTGATGAACTTATAGGTGGTGATGATAAAGAATCTGAAAATAAAGATGATGGTGGAAAATATACTTTTTAATGGGATTAAATGATGATTTAGTAAACAAGATTACGAAAGAACTTTCGATTATTAAAACCATCAATCAAGATCCAAATTCTTTAATTGATGGTATGTACGAAAATCATGCCTCACAATTAGAGAACTTAAATGGTATTGTTAAAAAAACTGTAACTGATTTCACATCAAAATTAACAGGAGGCTCACAAAATAAAAAAGATATTTTTGAACAAATTGTAAGAATTGCAGAAAGTTTTGTTGGTGATGAAAAAGAAGATCAAATTAATGCAAAAACAAAGCCTTTAGTAACAACAAAATTAAAAAAATACGCAAAAGAAGCTGGATATAAAACACTACAACAAAGCAAAGAAATCATCTTAACCGAAACAAAAAAATCATTTTTTGGTGGTGTGGGTACATGTAATCCAACAACACCACTGGATACGACTGGTTTAGATATTTCTCCAAAAGAATTTGATTTTATGGGTATGTTAAAAACAGACCCGATGTCAATTACCGGAAAACTCATATATGAAAGTGTTGTTCCAAATGAAACAAATGATATTAAATTTAACCAGATTCTTTATAATACATTTACAACATATCCATATGATTTTTTTATAAAAAGTAATGAACATTTGTTTTCAATAACATGGAATCCAAACAATCAAAATTATACAATATATGGATTGACACCCACGACACCAATTGGTGATTTTATTGATAACTATTATAACTCGATAGAGTTTCCGGATATTGAACATGTTTTAAAAACAACAACACATATGGTTTTGGGTGGTGACGCAGTTAATGTTGAGCCAAAAGCATTTCAAATTGGAATGAAAAAAGGTAATAGACTACTTAAAAAAATATTTTCATTATGTAACAAAGAAACAACCAATCAACCATTAATGAAAAATACTTTTACAGAATTAAATGAAGATGAGTATGATATAATTAATTATTTTGATTTTGATGATGTAGAGGGTATTGATTTAGACGATGAAGACGCAAAATATAGGGGTGTGTTGAAATTTAGAGATTGTGATAATTTCGAAATACCACTTAACACCAACTATCCTGAAGATTTTGTTTATTTTCTAGATAGTAGTGACAAAACTATTGATGAAAATGTTGATGACACATTAAATAATGCGGCAATTGATGCTTATGAAGAATCTGGTGGTTCAATACCACTTGAAGGGTTTCAGATATCAATAATAAAAGACTTTATTTTACAATTTCCCAAAGCATTAGTGATGACTTTTTTATCACCAAAAATGTTTTTTCCGATCATATTAATACATAAACATGTAAAAGAAAGTTTTGCTTCAGCTGAAGAGTATATGAGATCTCTACATAATTTATTTTATAACATTATCAGTGCATTATTTTGGAAATTTAATAAAGAATTTTGGTTACTTATTAAACAAGATTTATTAAAATTTATAAGAAAAATTGCAATCGCAATTCAAATGAATAAAATAAAAAGACTAAAAATTATTGTTAAAATATTGATTAACATATTAAGAAAAGCATTAACTGTTGAAATAAAAAGTTGTAAAGAATTGTTTTCTGCTATTTTGGGTACTATAAACACATCTCTTAATTCTAGTACTAAATTACCAATGCCCAATTTATTATTAAGTCTTTCTGAATTTTTACCTGGATTTAGTAATGATAGGGCATATATGAATATTATACGAAAACTAGAAAATGCTGGTGTTAATGTCGGTCCAATATATGGGACGACAAATAAATTACTTCCAATAGTTAAATGTATTGTTGATGGGTATACGGAAGAAATTGACACCAATTCTTATGTTAAAGTATCAGTGAAAAGCATTAAAATTCCAACTCCTGTTGGACCTATAACAATACCACCAGGTATACTTGAAGGATATGGAAAAATGTTATAATATGGAAAAAGAAAAAATAAAAGAAATTGTTGAAAATGTAACAAATAAACCTAATAAAGTTTTGATTGAATGTAGAGATTCTTTATTAGATGAGTTTGAAAAAACAAAAGAGTTGATTGTTAATTTGACAAGACATTTGGAAGCTATCGAAGAATATTATAATGTAATAAATAACGAAATTGGTAAAAGATTAAAATAAATGAAATTTATTGATATTGGTATATGTGTAAATAATAAAGATCCAAAGGGTATTGGTAGAATAAGATATCGCCCCTATGGTGTTTTTACAAGTGAAATTGAAAATGGTGTAAAATATGATGAATGGGACGAAAAAGATCCTTTTTTGGCAATTCCATTTCTACCTCTTCATATAAATATTATACCACAAATACAACAATCTGTTAAATTATTAAAATATGACACTGAAAAAGACACACAAAACGTGGAATATGTTGCAGGACCATACACATCACCACATGACTTACAAAATCAAACATTTTTAGTTCAACACCAAGATACAACATATGGCGGTACGATAGTAAAGGGTACAAAAGAAATTAGAAACAAAAGTGGAAAATTTAACAGTCCAGTTACAAAGGGCTCTATGGTTGATGACAAAGATACTGGTGTTCGTGGAAATTATGGTTCTGATGTTTTTTTTACAGAAAACGGTATACAATTACGAGGTGGTTCACTAATAAGTAAAAATAGTGGTAAAAAAGATGTGTTAGACTATCCTCAAGTTGCAAAAAAAATGGCAAGATTTAATTTAAAAAAATTCCCAAAAACATATAAAACAACCAGGCAAACAGTTGATACATCTAAAATTGCTGTTAGTAAATTGAGATATATTATAGAATACGAAATTGATGATTTTGATATTCCAACACTTGCTAGTTTTTACATTTATAAAGTTATTGGTGGTGACACAGATCAATTCAATACTGATGTGTTTGATGAAAGCTCAATATTACCAATTGACGACACTAAAGCATTATCTCTAATCAATATTAATGATAATTTTACTGGTGTTACATTTCAAAAAACTCTTAAAGAAAATACAATTCAATCTGCATATATTGAAATTCGAAATATTCTTCAATTATTGGACGGGAAAGGGTTAAGTGTGTTTGGAAACAAATATTTAAACGATGAAATTCATCCATTTTATTTCCGGCCGACAAATAATTTAAGATTGGTAAAACACATAAATAAAACTACATTTATTAATAAAATTCAAGTTCGTAACATATCTGGCGGCTCGGGACTAATATATTCTAGACAAAATGCGACACCACCATTAATTTCAAACAAAAAAATAGATAATGTTGCCAAAGAAGTAAAAAATGCTGGAGAACAATCATTTTCATCATTAAGTGCTGATAAAATTTTTCTAACAAGTACGAGCCCAAATGTCGGACCAAATGTTAAAGCTATCAATTTTAACGAATTGGATGAATATGAATTAACTCAAGAAGATTATGTAAATAAAATAGAACCGAATACATATGCACTAGTTCGTGGTGAAAATTTATATAATGTACTAATGGCAATGGTTAAATTGATGGAAAGTCATATTCATAACATAAACGAGCCATTGGTTCAATCCGATCCAAGATGGATTGAATTGTCTAAGTTAATTAGTACACTACGTGATGATTTATTAAATGAATCACTCCGAATAAACTAATCACATATTTATAGTAAAAACTCATGTCATACTATAGATCATATTTCAAAAAGAACAATACGATACTCAAAAATTCGTATATTAATACCGCCAAAAACCCAAATACCGAGATATTTTATGGTAATGGTTTTTCGAAATTTATTTTTCAAGTCGATTTTTCTCAATTACAAGAAAAAATTAATAACGGTGATTTTATATTAAATGAGAATACCACACACCGACTTCACCTGACTAATACAATTTTTGGTGACGAAACATTACTGGGTGAAGAAAGAGGTACTGGTAGAGAAAGAGCGGTTTCGTTTGACTTAATACTGTTTGAAATTCCGGAGTTTTGGGATGAAGGTGTTGGTTTTGATTATGATAAAGTAGTGGATTTTACAACTGGTAATTTAACGTATGATTTACGTCCGTCTAACTGGTTTAATCGTAGCTCAATTTCCGGATGGACTGAAGAAGGTATATATAGCACAACACCAACAATACTACAAAGAATTCATTTTGATAATGGTAATGAAAATATTGATGTTGATATTACAGATTATGTGAATAATATATTATCTGGCCTAACTGAAAATTACGGTCTGGGTTTGGCTTTTGACCTTCCATATGAACTTATAACAACATTAGCACCAGAACAATCAGTTTCTTTTTTTACAAAATACACACAAACATTCTGGGAGCCATTTGTAGAAACAATTTTTGATGATGTTATTGATGACAACAGAGAAAGTTTTTATGTTGGTATTTCAAATAGGAATTTATATCTGTATGTTAATTATATGGGTAATCCTTATAATCTTGATGAATTACCAATCGTTGACATTCTAGATCCTACGGGGTCAGTAATACCAACACTATCTGGTCTGACACCAGAACATGTCAGGAAAGGTGTTTATAAAATATCTTTTGGTGTTGATGGTATTCTTTGTGAGGGAAAACGTTTTTTCTATGATAGATGGTGTAATATTATCATAAATGGTCGAGATTTAGATTGTGTAACACAAAAATTTATACCAAAACAATTCAATGATTTTTTCCAAATCGGACCAAATCAAACCAGTGTTGATAAGTTTGCTGTACAATTTTATGGTGTATCATTGAACGAAAAAATTAAAAGAGGTTCTACAAGAAAAATTGTTGTAACATTCAGATCAATAGACAATCCACCCAAATCCGTATTAATGGATGATGTTTATTATAGAGTCTACGTCAAAGAAGGACGAACACAGGTCAATGTGTGGGAATGGACTAAATTGGATAAAACAAATGAAAATTCATTTATGTTAGATACGTCTTATATGATTCCTCGTGAATATTGGGTTGAATTGCGAACTATGATTAATGGTGAAGATGTATTTTACAAAGATGAGATAAAATTTGAAATTGTTTCAGAAAAGTAAACATTTACATAATTAGAAAAATTCACTATCTTATGTAAGTGAAATCGGTTTACTTAATACGAGGCAATGATGGTAAATATAAAATTGGTATTGCCAAAAATCCTAAAAAAAGAATAAAACAACTTCAAACCGGAAATTCTGATGAATTAACATTAATTGAAACATATCCATCAGAAAATGCATCAAAAATTGAATCGGCATTACATCGTCAATTTTCACATGTGAAATTAAATGGTGAGTGGTTTGATTTGTCAATAAAAGAAGAATCCCAGTTTATAAAAAATTGTGAAAATATTGACAAAACAATTATAACATTGCGTAAAATGGGGAATACCTTCATTTAAAAATTGAAAATCTACCTTGTTTTAATGACTGTGGAGAACGAATTACATTTTAGTCATCAACCTCTATAACAAATGAACGATCATCGTGGAAAACGAACCAGAACAAGTCCTGAATGAAAAAAACATAATCTTAGAAGATCAAAAAATGTAAAATAAAAAAAGTATTAATTTTTTTGATCAATTCAATAGTTCGTTTAAATTGTGTATTTTCTTTTATTGTTTTCTTTTGTTCTGTTAAATCGATAATATCGTCCGGTGATGGTTCATTCACAATAGGGACAGTATAACCATATCTTTTCTGAATATATTTATCTATTTCTTCTTTATAATATCCTAGTAATTCACCAATTTCACGAGCCTCTTCCGATGTTTTATCAGCTAAATATCCATTATTTTTTCGTGCGATTTCATATAACCTCAATGCTTTTTCTTTGTTACGATATACAATAGATTTCATTTCATTTATACCTATCATTCGTATAGGTATAATACCAAATTTATACTTTTCCAAAATTTTCCTGAATCTTTTGGATATTGTCATATACGCAACATCACGTTTTCCCTTAATAAGTGTTAATAATGACCCTTCATCTGTACTAGCTTCACTGGGGTGAATTTCTTCGTTTAATAATGTATTGTATCTTTCAAGAAGGGATAAACGACTCATTTAAATTATTTTATTTATAAATAGTTTTCAATCATAAAAAATAACATCAACTTTACATTCTTTTAACATTTGTAACGCTTTTTCCTGAGATTCATTCCATTTTTCTTTATTTTTTGTAGTACAAATTGATTTACAATAAACGGCTTTTATTCCAGAATTGATAATTGCCCGAGCACAATCCGCACATGGTATTCCTGATGTTACAATAATTACAGATTCATCAAGTGGTATTCCAACTCGTGCTGCGTTATAAATTGCATTGCGCTCAGAATGTTCAAAAAAATAATACTTTTCAGGTCGTTCCTGACGTTCTGGTACTTCGTCATCTAATCCTCTAGGAAATGAATTATATCCAGTAGAACGAATTTCTTTATCTTTTCCAACAATAACAGCACCAATTTGCGTTGACCGGTCTTTTGATTTAAGTTTAACCTGTTCGGCAATATTAATAAAATACCGAAGCCATTCTTCATTTAACTTTACCATATTGTAAGCTTATTAATTATTTCTTGTTTTTTTCCCGTTTGTTTTATTCCTTCCATCCACAATGGTGTATGAACAAAATGATTATTATTAATCCAATATTTGAGGTCAAGATCATCTATAGCAACCCAGAATGTGGGTTTGTGCACATCAACATGTTCCAATATTTCCATTGCACGTTGTTCTTCAAGTAAATTTATTGTTTTATTTGGTAAAGATTTTGTAATGTCAATTGGATGTTTAATAACTTTTTGCCATTCAAATATACCCTTAAAATCTTCTAGAGTATAATGGTCTTTCCAATCACTTGATATTATAATTTCAGCTTCTGTTTTTTCAAGAATTTCATTAAATACCTTAACAGCTTTTGCATTGAAACGATGAACGTAACCCCATTGTGTTAATTTTGGGTGGATTTCACTTCCCAGACATAGAACACCATCAAGATCGAGATATATGTATTTTTTCATGGTACAAATATAAATAATGTTAAGGAATTAATTCGTATTTAATCAAGCCACAATCCCAAATACGTTCAAAACCGAGTTCTGTTGTTAATTCTTTTTCTGATTTTGTAAAATCCAAGTCAGGATATTTTTTTCGAAGACCGGTTTTACCAAATCCAAATTTATGGAATCGTTTATAACGATCAATTTTTGAATTATAATAAAAATATCTGGGTTTGATTATATCAGATATTTTAAATCCAATATGTGTATAAAGATTATTTGTACTGTCTGGCGTCCATCGTCTATCAGCAAAACTTATAATTTTTGGTGGTTTATATTCATTAATAAAATGTTTAAGCATTTTTGACGCCAAACCAGGTATAATATAATTCTGATGGACAGCATATCTTGATAATTCATATTCACCTTCGACAGATTTCGTCATGTTTCTTTGTTCATTAAAAGTCATCACGCCAACCATTGTATTATTATAAAAAGCACCGTAATGTATTGTTGAACTATCATTACCTTGAATGTGGTTGTCATTTAAAAAAATTGATTTTTGTTCTGGTGTAATTTTATTTATTACGACTTTTCTAGCACCTATTTTAATACCGTTATTTACTTTCAATATATGTTTTAATTTGTTTTTTATTATATCTTTCTTTAACACCCACTCATCTTCAAAAATGTGAAATAATTTATATCCTAATTCAAGACATTCTATTGTTTTATTTAAATGATATGTTGGTGTTTTTCCCATTTTTTCTGTATGAAAATACAAACCATTATATTCAATTGCAATTTTTAATTCAGGAATAATTATATCAATTTCTTTTCCGTTTAGTAATTTGCGATTTTTACTTTTTTCAGTAATGAAACCCAATTCTTTAATAAATTCTTTTATTTCGATTTCACCACTCGATTCCCATGTTGGTGTTTGATTTATATTTGTTAATTCAGCAGTCTCGCTAAGTTTTTTTGATGTTTTATTTGAAACAGATTTTTCATTCGGAAACATTAATTTATATTCGGTTTTACTAATTTGATGAACATTTTTAAGATGAGTATTTGTAATCATCCTCATTTTTTTTCCACAGAGTTTACATACAACAAAGTTTTCATTATTTTTTAAAAATTGTTTTTCTTTTTCTTTTTTGATAAATGTTGGATGTAAATAAAGATCTTCTGGAAATTGTTCAAGATACTCTTTGATGGTGATTTTATGTTTCTCTTTAACATGTATTTCAAAACATCCTGTTTGATTTGAAATGTCAGTTGTTGTCCAATCACAAAGTTTACATTTTCTTACTTTTTTCTTTTCAATTTCAATAATATCAAAATATTCTTCAAACCATTTTTTCCCAAACTCTTTTTCGTATTTTTTTCTTTGATAGTTGTTTTTAGGGATTTTAATATCACCATATAAACCTAGAATATGTTCTGTCAATGCGCCAGATAAGTTATTAATATCACTAAATTCTTTTTGTGTTTGCTTGCATCGGGCAACCATGATTTTATTTCCGGACGATGATTGGTATTTCAAAGTTTTTGTTTTTCCAATTTCTTTACTTTGTATATTTTTATTTTGGCCACCTCTTTTGTTTATTTCAACACCATGACTTTTTAAGATTTGACTAACCTTCTTGTGATCTATTTTATATATTTCACCAAGCTTGTGTGTACTACTAACATTAGATTTATAGAGATTTATCATCTCCAAAATGTCCTCGTTGGTTAATTTTTTTGTTTTCATGTTTAAATATTTCATACAAATGTATGTATAAAAAATGAAAAAACCAAATATTTCCCCTTTAATTTTACACCAAACAAATAAAAAAAAATAAGAAAATTTTATGACACTTAAAGAGTATATAAAAAAATAAAGGGGTGATAACACCCCTTTATCATATTGATACACAATAGATGATTACCGTAAAGTATGAAGGTTAAATACCTGAATACCTTTCACATCAATAACACCAAAGTACCTGTTATTAACCATTTTTTTCGCGTACCTTGTCATGATACCTTTTATTGGTGTGAAGTTAAACGGATTGTACATCGTTGGAGTAAGCTGTAGAGGCACATACGGTGCATATACATAACCAGCATCCAGTAATGATTTACCCTTATGTCCGATGAGGATTTTGTTAGGTGGGAAATACGGGTCACGATAAACCTGATAACGACCACCAAGTGTACCGATTCTTTCGATACCCATGTTATACTGATCCTGCTCAGGCTGAGCGTTGGATACGTGGAAGTACTCAAGGTCATCGAATACTGCAGAAACTTCTGAAGATACGACGATCCAGTTGGCTCCACCCCTAAGAGTTGTTTTATGTATCTGTGCAGATAACTGGTTGATCTTGGTTATCAAGGTCTGGTTCCAGTCTTTCTGTGTATATCCAGCGAAGGATGATCCGGCATTACCATATCTCCATTCGTTATAGTCCCAACGAGCTTTCCATGCGGCACCCTTTCTTAAGTCACGAAGGATTTCACGGTCTACCTCAGCAGCGATTTGTTCTGAAAGAAGAGCTGTTAACTCAGCTTCAGCATCGATGTTGTGGAATGCGCTAACGTCCTGTGCTAGTTCAGGTGACCAAGCAGCCCTTAATTTTCTTTCTGTTACAGAAACTGTTACTGATTGAAGATCAAATGATACTTCACCAATTTCAGATTCGAACTCAAGGGTATCGTAAGTTCTATAAGTTAGTAAGAATTCAGTTGCGGCCGGTGTTCCGCTAAACTGTGAGAAGCCAGATAATGGGTTGTAACTTTCAACATCAACACTTATGTAGATACTACCAGTTTCATCACAAATATCCTGATATCTACCAAGTGGGAAGGATGTTGAAGAAGCTTTATTACCATATTCGATAATACCTTTTCCGTACTTCTGAGTTACGATATGGAAATTTCTAGATGCTCCACCAAAGAAAACTTCTGCAGATGCCAAGAAATCTTCAGTATCCATAATGTTACCATATGCACCAATCAATTTACCCTGGCCGTCCATTGAGAAGCCAGTAAACTTAACAATGATTTGTGAGTGTAAATCATTAGTTGCACCTGTAGCTGTTGCTGATTCGTTTGCTTTACCGTTTTCAAAAGTAACAATAGTACTACCAGTTAAACCTGATACAACATACTGTCCTTTTGAATAATCGAAAAGACCAGTTTCTGGCGAGTTACCAGTACCATCATCGTTTTCATAAAAACGATCATAGAGGTTAACTGCATTATCATCATACCCAGCACCTAATGCATCAGTATTACTCGGCATTTTGTATGGATCATAATGACTACCATCAGCCTTTCTATCCTGAATCTTCGGAACGAAGAAGAACAGTTTACCGATAGGTAAGTTCATAGCCTGAACACTAACGATGTCGTTAGCTAACAGCTTAGAGAAAACACGGCGGATAATCGGGAATACAACAGTTTCAAACGAACCTGATGAGTCAGATACAGCCGCCTCATTAATCAGATAACTAGCCTGGTTTTCATATAACTGAGCGATGTTATCTTTCATGTGACCATTGAGTCCTTCTAGGAATCCAAGGTCATCCCATTTTTTTATGGTATCTTCTTTGATAACACGGAGGTGTTTTAGTCCAATGTTACCAACAATACCTGATTCTAATAATGCTCCCATTTAATTTATAGGTTTTAAATTTTTTTATTGTTTATTATTGGTTTATTTTTTTCATTAACTCTTTCATTCTCTTAAACTGAGGATTTTCGTAAGCTTTTGACTCCGATAACATTTCAACCGATGAAGATGATGGTGTTGAAGTGATTTTCTCCACAGCAGTTTCACTAAATGGTTTTTTGTTATCTAACTCAGCTTTAATAGTAGAATAAAGTTGTTTAGATTCTGATAATACCGAAATTGTGTCAAATCTTTTTAGAATGTCCAGTTTTTCTTGTCTAGTTGTCGAATGTTCGGTAAACAGACGTGTAGCATACGCTAGATTTGCGTTAAATACAGCAACTTCGTTAAGTTTATCTTTGAAGAGAACCAAAGCCTTTTTATATTCATCATTCTGCTTTTTAAGTGTTTTAACTTGTTCATATAAATCAGCAGCATTGTGAATTGTCTGAGCACCGGCGTGATGAACGTGTTTGCTAGGAAGACCAGTTCTTGGTTCTGCAGCACGTAAACCATGTTTGTTACCCTTTGTTCTTGCAGCTTCAGTAGCTTCAATTTCCTTAACGTCTTTATCTCCACACTCATCACATTCTTTTTGTTCTTTAGGTTCTTTTGTTACAGGTTTACTAACACCCTTTAGAGCAGTACCCTGACGAGTCGGATCATTTGTTTGTGATTTACCAGCACCAAGATTGTCATACTTTTTAGGCGTGTCCATATCTTTAACACCAGTACCTGGACGACCATCTGAGGTTTTTACCTGACCTCTTCCCGGTTCTTTTGTTTGAGGATTACTTGATCCAGGAACACCAGTACCGGGTCTTTTGGCATCATTAACGAATGATTCTTCGTTTGCCTGTAATTTTTTAACACCCTTTTGTGGAGATGTTTTGTCGAAAGGTTTACCATCTTGTAATGTGTGTGTTTTATGAACGGTCACACTTTCTTTGGTCTCCCTCTTTTTTGCTTTTTGATCAAAAGGTTTACCGTCACTAAGACTAACCTCTTCTTTTACATCAAAATCAAATGACTCGTCATCATCGAGTTCAATTTCGTAAACGATTTCGTCATCACCAGTTTCATCAATTTGTTCAGCTAGTTCATCTGGCATTTCACCAGTGTCATCACCACCCAAATCTTCATCATCAAGTTTAATGATATAATCATTTCCTTCATCTGAGAATTCGACAGTATTTCCTTCTTTTTTGACAATAATACCATCTTCAGGTTTCATAGCTTTGAATACTTTCAAAACTTCTTCTTCAGATGCATCAGTCATATCAAGAACTTCATCGTCCTCTTCATCTTCAGCAGGAAGATCTAGACCTGAATCTTCTTCAGTGTCATTTTCATCGTCTACTGGAAGCGGTAAATCTTCATTACCGTTATCCACAGGTTCATTATCGGAAGTTTCTTCATCATCTGGTGTTATACCATCAACATCTTTTTCTACTTCTTCAGGATCTTTTTCATCCTCTTGTTCTTTTAGCAAATCATTTAGTTCTTGTTTCATTGTTGAAGCAAGTATACCTTTTGCGTTTGCTTTTACCGCCTCTTCAAGTGTTTGCACTTGAAGTAATGCTTGTTCTAAAATAGATTTCTGAGCCATTTTTATCTTTTATTTATTTTTATAAATATTATGATTTTATTAAAAGTTTATCTTTATGCACTTTAAATCAAAAAAAAACCATTATTTTGAAAGAAAATTATCTAATCTTCCCATTAATGATTTAATTTTATTTTCTTCTGGGGTATTTTGTGGTATGGTTTCTTCAAATTTCGCCTTATCATTTAAATCACTAAATACATAAGCGCCGGGGGTTGAAGGTGACGAAACTAAATCGAAACAAACTAATTCAAAATCATCTTGAACAACGTTTTGTCCTCTTTCACTTTTTAATGAACCAACACCACGAGAGGATATACCTAACGTCGCACCATTCATTAATAACATTGCAGCTTGATCACCTTTACAACTAATGATACCACTTTTTTTCCAGCCAGGTGATGTGTATAATTTAATTTTACCAAGTAAAGTATTACCCTCCCACCAAGTTTCGAGAATTGAATGTGAAACTCTATCTAAGTCAATAAGTGATGATGTGGGATGATTAAGTTCACTGAGAGCACCACCGTTTTTTATTACAGTTTGATATTTTTCATTTTCTCGTTTTAAAATTGCTTCGGGATATATTCTACCGTTTTTATTTGGCACACCAAATTTTTGTAACACAGCATAAAGAATGAGGTCTTGGTGGAAATCGACCTCTTTCATTTCAGAAATTATTTGCTTGTTATGTTCGTCGTTTGGAGAAATATGACCGGCGTCATATTCTATCAAATATCCAAAAACACCAATATCGTTTGGTCCTAATATCTTCATCTATAGTTTTTACTATAAATACATCAATATTTGAACTATTTTTTGTTTTTGTAAAAATTAAATAAATTTTTTATTTCTAAATCATTATTGATAATTTCTTTTATCAAATTAATCAAAAAGAATTTGATTTGTTTAGATTTTATATCAAAATGTTTTTCAGTAAAAAGTGTGATTTCAATACTTAAGAAAGATTTTTTTCCCATTTTCACACCATTTGTTCGGAGATCAATATCAACAATTGATTCCTTTTTAAAGTATTCACTTTTTAAATGATAAATGTGTAATTTAATTTTTCGTTGTGTTTTTAACAGTAGAGAATCTAAATTGATTTCATCATCATTTGGAGTGATCCAAGAATTTAGTTTTATATATATACTTTTTAAATTTTTATGATCTACTGTACCATATCCAATTTTAAAATTGCCATAATAACCCAAATTTATATATTTTCCGTTTTTCATTAAAATTTTCCATATTTTCTTTTTTATTGATGAATATTGAATAAAATATAAGGAAAATTTTTTGATATTCCAAATTGAAATAATAAAAAAAACGGACTTAAAGTCCGTTCTTTAATTGTTGAAGTTTATAATAATTATATTTAGTTGGTTTCATTTGTTTTGCTTCAGCATTTGCTTCTATTAGTTTTGTTTTTAAATTTTCATTTTTTTCATTTACGATCATATCTGTCATTTTAGAAACAACATCTTCTTGTAATGTTTTGAAATTTTCTTCCAATTCTTTTGGTGTGATATCGATAATTTGTTTTAACTGTGTTTGTTCATCTTCTGATAATGTTGAACCATATAAAACATTAAAATTATTAACTAATATACTATTAAGTAATTTTTCGTTCTCAACTATTTGTATTAAATCATTAGTTTTTTGTTCTTTCTTAGACATTAAATGATTAATTAATTCATTATTCGATTTAATTTTTTCAAAAGCATTTAATACATTATCTTCTTCAGTTATTTTATCTAAGTGTGTATAAACTTCATTTTCAGTAATTAAAATATCACCAATTTCTTCGTCCAATTTCTTACTGATTTTTTTTATTTTTGATTTGTGTTCTTTAAGAATTGGTATGATTTTATTAAGAAACAATTCAGCATCCTTTTTATCTTCAATATATTTGTCCTCAAAATCTTCATAGAACAAATAAAGAGTTCTAAAATCCTTATTTTCAGTTATCATTTTAAGAATTTTTTTCACCTCATTTTTATTACCACTAGCATATGCGTTAGTAAATTTTTGTAAAATTTTGGTTTTTAATTTTCCAAAGTCGTTCATCTCTATTGATTTAAAATATCTTTTATTTTATTTTCTATTTCATAAATATTCTTTTGCGCTTTTTCCATATCAAATAAATCATTTAACGAAGTATCTTCATTTAACATTGATAAAATTTTTTCTTTTTTTGTTTCGTTTTCTGATAACGGAGCAGCGGGTTCGTTTCCTGTTGGTGCTGGGCCCGCATTAGTTAAAGGTCCGGCCGCAGCTTCTTCAGGACTCATCATTGTACCACCACCAAATCCCGGTTTACCACCAGGCATTTGTCCTTGACCACCCATAGCAGCCTCAATTTTCTTTCTCTCTTCTTCTGGTATACCATATTTCTTGTCCACATCGTCAAATATACCAGAACGTCTAATAATTTGTGGTGTGTTTGTTAATTCCATTCCAATTGCTCTTTCCAATCTTTGTTGTTGTAAATCAAGAATTATTTCGTTGTCACTCATACCCAAAATATTTTTCTTAGCCCATGTGTGAGAAACTGGAAGAATACCCATTTGTGATTGATCAGATGTGGCATCTTTATACATTGTGATTTTTTCTTTCCAAGATTCAATTCGTAAAAGATCCGACTGTCCAGATGGATTAGTTAATGATAATGTGAAATTATTTAGTTCGTCTTCAAGACCTAATAGAAATAAATGTATTAAGGCAATTTTATTTAATTCTTGAATTAATGACATTTGAATACGATTAATCGTTCTGGCAAAACGAATATCTAATAATGCCAAGCCCTTACCATTACCAACAACATCTTCAAACCCTAGAAAAGCTTTTGGTATTCGAAGAGCAGCCAACATTTTCTTTTGGATATATTCAATGTCAGCGATTTCCGCTAAGTTTTGTGCACCGGGTAATGTTTCAATTGGACTTGCTTGTGATGGATCTCGAACTGGAATAAAATAATCTTGATCTACAGCCATTTGATTATATCTCATATCAACTTGTCCTGTTCTTTGATCAACCACTTGGTCTCTTTTAAATTTATTTGCTATTCTTTGTACATATGCTTCTATGTCCTTGTCGTCCATATTACCAACGAATATTTTGAAAACTCTTCTTTCGGGTGCTCTTGAAGTTCGATAAATTAACATAGCATCTTCAGCTAAAAGTAATTGTTTCCAAATTCTTCGGATTTTATCTAACATTGAACACCCATATGGTAATTTTCTATCATCACCAAGGATTCGAAAGTGGGCGATTTCCCACGCCTGGAACTCCATATCTTTATTTTTCCAAGTAAACCTCAATTCTCGTGTTGGAAATCTACTACCAACACGGTCACTTTGATTTGGGACTGACTGTCTTGCGCCTTCTAATCTTTCTATTTCAATATTTGGTAATTGTTGACAACCAATAACACCCTTATCCGGACTAACTTTTAGATAAACAAAGTTATCGCCATATTTACACATTCCTCTAGCCCACATTACCAAGTTGGTGTTAATGTCCAGGGCGTTATAGAAAAGGTCATCTAGTATATGTTTTATTCTTTTTGAATCAGAATGTATCGTAAGAATTTGACCCTTTTCGGATTTGGTTGTTGATTCTTCAGCATAAATATCAAGTGCGGCAGATATTTCTGGAGTGAATTCCATTG